GTTCGTGCCGATCTACGGGCGCCGTACTGGATTCATGACCGCGGTCCCGCCGCTGCTCGAACTGGCGCACATGAACGTCGAGCACTGGCAGAGCAAGAGCGATCAGCAGACGATTCTGCACGTCGCTCGCGTGCCGATCCTGTTCGGCAAGAACCTCGGCGAAACGACGGTGACAGTGGGCGCTGGCTCGCTGGTCAATGCCGATCACGAGCATTCTGATCTCAAGTACGTCGAGCACTCCGGCGCAGCAATCGAAGCCGGCCGCCTCTCGCTGCTCGATCTCGAAGACCGTATGCGCCAAGTCGGCGCAGAACTGCTCGTCATAAAGCCGGGCAAGACGACCGTCGCTCAGACTGTGGCCGAAAACGAAGCCGGCATGTGCGCGCTGCAGCGCATCGTCGAAGACGTCGAGGATGCGCTTGACCAGGCAATCGCGCTGACGTGCGAATGGGTCGGCGAGAAGCCTGCCGGCAACGTGCGTCTGTTCAATGACTTCGGCGTCGCATCGCTGGCGGAAGCCTCGCTCGAACTGCTGCGCGATATGAACGTTGACGGCACGTTCTCGGATGAGAGCCTGTTCAACGAAGCCAAGCGCCGCGGCGTGATCGCTCCCGAAACCGATTGGGAAGGCGAGAAGACGCGCATCGCGCAGAACGCAGTCAAGCCCGGCACGGTCGCTATCGCAGACTGACGCCACAAGTTTTCAGCATCAAACGAAGCCGCCTATCCGGGCGGCTTTTTCTTTGCCGGTTCCTCGGATGAGGGTCGGTGCAAATCACGGCCGGATGGCCTAACAGCTCGGGTTGGATGACCTATGAAACTCAAACTGAACGATGACGGATTCGCGGTAGTGCAAGACGGCAAGCCGGTCTATGTGCATGACGATGGCCGGGAAGTGGCCTTCGACGCCGTGGGCACGGTCTCGACGATCTCTCGACTGAACTCCGAAGCCAAGACGAATCGCGAACGCGCAGAAGCCGCAGAGAAAGCCGCAAAGGCATTCGAAGGCATCACCGACGCAGAAGCCGCACGCAAGGCGCTCGCCACAGTCGCCAATCTCGACGCGAAGAAGCTTGTCGACGCTGGCGAAGTGGACAAGATCCGCGCCGAAGCGATCAAGGCCGTCGAAGACAAGTACTCGCCGGTCGTTGCGGAGCGCGACAGCCTGCTCAAGTCGCTCGTCGACGAGAAGGTTGGCGGCAGCTTCGCCCGCTCGAAGATGATCGCCGACAAGCTCGCAATTCCCGCCGATCTCGTGCAGGCGCGCTTCGGTGACGCCTTCAAGGTCGAGGGCAGCGACGTCGTGGCCTACGACAAGTCGGGCAACAAGCTCTTCAGCCGCAGCAATCCGGGCGAAGTCGCCAAGTTCGACGAAGCGCTCGAAATCCTCATCGATCAGTACCCGTATCGCGATTCGATCCTCAAGAGCACCGGCGCATCTGGCGGCGGCGCAACGGGCGGATCGGGTGGCGGCTCTGGCAGCAAAACCATCACTCGCGCGGCTTACGACGCTCTGGACCCATTCAAGCAGGCCCAGACGATTCGTGGCGGCGTGAAGATCGCCGACTAAATTTAGGAGCCTTCTTTGGCTAACACGCTCTCGAATCTTATCCCCGACCTGTATGCATCGCTCGACGTCGTGTCGCGCGAACTGGTCGGCTTCATCCCCGCTGTCACGCTCGATGCGCAAGTCGCGCGCGCAGCACTCAACGAGAACGTCCGCTCGTTCGTCGCTCCGGCATCGACCGCAGAAGACGTGACGCCGGGCCAACTTCCGCCCGACGACGGTGACCAGAACATCGGGAACCAAGTGATCACCATCTCGAAGTCGCGGATGGTGCCGTTCCGCTGGACCGGTGAAGAACAGAAGGGCGTGAATCACGGCGCCGGCTACGCGGCCATCCGCACGAACCAGATCACGCAGGCGATGCGTACGCTGGTCAACGAGATGGAATCCGACATCGGCTCGCTCGTGTATCAAGCGTCGCGCGCAACCGGCACCGCAGGCACCACGCCGTTCGCATCGGACCTCAGTGCCACCGCGCAAGCTCGCAAGATCCTGTCGGACAACGGCGCGCCGCTCAGCGATCTCCAGTGCGTGATCGACACGACCGCAGGTGCGAACCTGCGCACGCTCGCACAGTTGACGAAGGCGAACGAAGCCGGCACGACCGAGCTGCGCGCACAAGGAACGCTGCTCGAACTGCATGGCTTCCAAGTTCGCGAGTCGGCTGGCGTCGCGGTTCATACCGCTGGCACCGGCGCGAGCTACGTGCTGAACGGTGCGCACGCCAAGGGCGCGACGACCATCAACGTGCAGACCGGCTCCGGCACGGTCGTCGCCGGTGACGTCGTGACGTTCAACGGCGATACGCGCAAGTACGTCGTGACGTCGGCTCTGTCGGCTGGCTCGTTCACGATCGCCGCGCCTGGCCTGCAGCAAGCGCTGCTCACCGGCGCAGCTGTGACCGTTGGCGCAGCCTACACCGGCAACGCGTTCTTCTCGCGTAACGCCTTCGTGCTCGCGACCCGCCTGCCGGCGCTGCCGGAAGAAGGCGATGCGGCCGTCGATCGCACGACCATTGTCGACGAGCGTTCGGGCCTCGCGTTCGAAGTGTCGATGTACGCGCAATACCGCCGTATCCGCTACGAAATCGCGCTTGCCTGGGGCAAGGCGAACATCAAGAGCGAGCACAGCGGCATCCTGCTCGGCTAAGAGCGCTGAAGCGGCCTGTCAGAAGCGGCAAATCCGGCTGACAGGCCGTTTTTCATTGGAGAACGCATGGCACGACCCAAGAAAGAAGCAGAAACGCCGCAAAACGACGGTGAAATCGCATACGTCACGATGACGCGCGACGCTGAGCTCTATCCAGAGCCGCACACCGCGCAAGTCCATCCCGACGAAGTGGAAAACTACCGCCCCGGCGGCTGGGAGATTGCATAAATGCTGACCGCTCAGCAGATGGCCGACATTCGGCGCTTCGCCGGTTATCCGATGCTGGGCGATACGGTGGCCGATGACTCGCGCGACTTCGCATACGGCTGGGTTTCGCCCGGCGTGTGGCAGACGATGCAGCACCGGCTCACCAATATGCGGCCAGAAGAGGAAAGCATCCTCATCACCACGTATCTGACGCCGCTTTACTCGCTCGAGACTGCTGTCGTTGGCGCTGGAGACAACCTGGACACCGACCAGGCTGCCGTGTGGACTAGAAACAAGACGGAAGTCTCCGATCGCACGAAGCTTTTCGACGGTTGGCGGCGCCGCATGTGCCAATTCATCGGCGTACCGCCAGGCCCGTACCTCGGCAATGGCGGCGGCACGATCATCCGGGGGTAGCGGATGGACGGGACCAAAGCACAAGCCAAGGTGTACCGCGGCTATTCGATAGCCGCATCCAAGATCGGCACCGCATACACGCAATATCGCCCCGTATCTGCCGATCTAACCGGCCTCGCGCCAATCTCGACGTCACTGCTCGCAAGCTTCAACTCTGAAGACATGACGTACAGCAGGCCGAACAAGTACGCCAAGCCGACTTGGTACGCGCTGGTCGACGGCACGCAGACGCAAGTCGGCGATTACCTGATCGGCGCGGCCGGCACGTTCTTCATCGCAGCGCAACAGCCGCTTCTGCCGATCCTCGCGGTGGAATGCAATCGCGTGCTGTCGTTCGCGCGACCGCAGACGCAGGCGCAGTTCGGCGCGGTGACGAATTACGAGGGCAACACGCCTGATACGCAGACGCCGCTTGCTGCTGGCTGGCACGCATCGGTGCTGCAAGGCACGAAGGGCGAGAAAAACGACGTCGGCTTGCCGGGTGACGTGCGAAACGCATGGTGGGCGATCCTGCTGCCGGCGATTCCGGGTGTGATCCTGCAATCTGGCGACCTTGTGACAGACGACATCGACCGTCGATACGTGCTCTCAAGCGTTGAGCTTACGGATCTGGGGTATCGGTGCACCGCACAGCAGGCGCAGACATAACATGGCCGACATAAGCGAAGTGCAGACGACGCTCGTCGGCATTATTGCCGGCGCGCTCTATCCGAATGGAACAGGGCAAGCGTCAGCAGTCGGCGCACAGTGCCGCGTCGGCTCTGGATGGCCCACGAATGCGCAGCTTGACCCCGATCTGGCGCATGGCATCGTCAACGTGTCGGTCTATCCGACGTCGATCGAGCGCAAGACATCGCGCTACATGCCGCACTGGCAGGAAATCAACCGATTCCCGCCGACTGTGACGCTCACGAGCGATATCGACGGGTCGATAACGGTAGGCGGCACGATCTCGGCGCCATTTCACGCGCAGAACACGGCCGTACTGATCGGCGGCCATGCGTACACGTATGCCGTGCAGGCAAGCGACACGCTCGCAACAGTCGCCAGTGCGCTCGCCGCGCTGATTGCCGTGCAATATCCGGGCGCGAGCTCGACGGGCGCAGTCATCACGCTGCCCGTTGGCACGCCGCAGCCAACGCTACGCACCGGGGGCTATGCGACTGTCGCAAAAGAAGTGAAGCGCCAATCGCGCGTCGTGCGGATCGTCATCTGGTCGCCGACGCCCGCGCTGCGAGACAAGGTGGCAAGCCTGCTCGATGCGTTCCTCGCGCAAATCGAATTCTTGACGCTGCCTGACGGATTCGGCGG